CTTGGTTTTTTCATCTCAAGAATACACACCCTGTTACCCGCATGGGATAACATAGTATCTCCCACACCATCAGACTCATTGTTACTTGTGCCAAATACGATTGAGCCTTTGGGTAATGGTGTATCACCAATACATCTCTCTAGCATAAGTCTAGTGAATATAACCTGTAACATCTTTGGTGCTTTCATAAACTCATCAAGCAAGATGATTTTGGGTTTATCGCTAGATAATTTAAATAGCGAACCTGTGTAAGATTCCAAACTTTTTGTATCATGATTTGGAATAGTCATTGCAATGTCTTGCATATCTTTCACAGGACAGTCAACATAGATGTAGTCATACCCATCTCCCAAATCCTCCTCCAACATCTTAAGCAAAGATGTTTTACCACACCCTGGCTCGGACTGAATAATTGGTGTAAGTTCCTCACCAATGGTTGGAATGATAGTGCGTAAATCATTAATAGTTACTTGGTTGTGCATAGTAGTTCTCCTCTCAGTTAAATTTAGATAGTATATCGTTTACCTCGTCTTGCACCTCGGCTCTCTTCATTGTGCTTTCTTTGAGAGTCTCAATGCTGACACCATTTAAAACATTCTCTAGTGATGCAACTGCCTCAACTAATTTCTTACTCTCAGCCGTTTCTATCGGTTGGAATGTTTTGAATTTTTTACACATCTCTTGTGCCTTGGTGAGCGTTGTATCATAGATTTTGCGTTTCTTAACATATGTCTCACCCTTGGCGTTGGTATGTTCCGAGAACCCACAGCAGTGCGCGATGGACTGCATGACATCTGTGATGCTCTTGGTTTGTTGGTCAATAACATTTTGCAATATAACCTCCGTTTGTTTTTGATACTGATTTTTAAGGTCATCAGCAGTATCCTTGGCAACACTACATCTAAAGTCTTGCTCAGGTACCTCTGACACAAATAATCTACAACTGAATTTATTTCGTATGGCATCAACTGACGGGTAGTCATTTATATCAAATAGGTCACCCTGAGTGAAAGCCATATTGTTTCTAATGCTCGTATACTGATTACAGAAATTCTCAAGCAATTCATAAAACTTATTCTCATGCTCTGTGTACTCAGTCTTGAATGTTTCTAGTTCTGAGACAGGTAATAAGTCCTGTCCTTGATTCCACCGATAAGTGCTACGCTTTAACCATGTATATATAGTTTGGCGATAGTTCATCAGGTCTTTGTGAAATACATTGTTTGCCAACAAGTTCTTGGTAAACTTACCACTCTCAGCAGATGCTTTCTTTGCTGATGTAACCTCATTACTTACTGCTCTGTCTTGCTTGGTTGCAGACCACACATTAACATCAACAGTCACCAATACAGATGATGTTGCCAATGAAACTATGTTGTCAGTTTTTTGTAGTTCAAAGTGCATAACGTTCTCCATTAAGTTTAAAGTTTGCGAATGACACCCTGACAGATTGTCAGGGTATCGCTCGGTGTTACTCTTCAGGATACCCTCCATTATCCTTTGCTTGTTGCTCACAATAGTCACGATAAGCATCTTCCTCATCTTTATTGACAAAGTCATACTCAGCCTGACTACCCTCCACAGTGCTACTCAATGCACTATCCTTTCGATTCTTGCGAACCTTGATTAAGTCCTCTTTGGTAAAAGTCATTTGATTAACCCTCCCTTGTTGTTGATACCTTTCAAGTCCTCCATGTTAGTAAATACCATGTAATTACTTTTGTGCATGGGGGCGATAGTATGTTTAACCTTACGAGCATTTGCCTCGCCACAGGTTGTGCATGTATCAATACCTAGAGCCTTGCGACCATCGGGTACTCTCTCACCACACTCTACGCAACTAAACATATCCAACTCCTACAATGTGTTGTTCAAAACCCTGACAATCTGTCAGGATACCGAGCGACGTATTACGCGTACTGTATGTAATCTGTCACTATACTTATTATACATGATTATATATATTCTGAAAGACCCTGGCGAATGTTTTTCGCCTGACCATTTCGCCATACGATATTTGTCCTGACATAACGCACAACAGGTCAGACCTATGATATTTACATCATCTAAACATATATCCGCTGACCTCCCTATCTAGTATGCGACTGTCTGAGGCGTGGTACGACAAGTGCGTGTTCTCGTGAGGAAACGACGGGTTTTAGCTAGATATATGAGTGTTCCAAAAAAAGGTGTGTTCTAGGGGGTCTAGACTTTACTTATAGAACAGAACACAAAAGATGACTCCCCCGAAACCCTTGATATATAAGAGTTCTTTTATTTTTAATATAGTTATTATCTAAAATGTTCCAATGTTCCAAGGGTTTTATAGGGGCAAAAGTTTTCAGAGTAATTTAGTTACAACGCACTAGGGGGACTCTTGAGTTACTAAAATCTCAAAACCCCTAGTCCCCTATCGAAAACTATTGGAACATTGGAACATTCTTTGGAATCCCTTGATAATAAAGGGCAATCGTGTTCCAAAGTACACCACAGTTTTTAGAACACACGCTATGACGCTAGGAACATTAGGTATCATTAGATTATATCTCTGATGAAACCCTGACAATCTGTCAGGACGGCGTTCGCCCGCGCGCCCTCGGGCAGGAACTGGTTTCAATCGAACGGCTACAAATTTTGGACGAAAAAAAAGGACTCCCGAAGGAGTCCTTAGATTTATAATACTTTAGTTTCATGAGTGAAATAATACATTTCCATGTTATCTTTGATTCGATTGAATCTAGATTTTAGATAGAAGTAATTTTGATTTTTCCAAACAAAAAGCTTAGGGTTGTTTTTCAATCTAAACTTTAAAACTGAGTAATGCTTAATTTCATTATTCATAATATCCTCTCTAAAAAGTAAGGACTCCCGAAGGAGTCCTTGAATTAATAACATTGAGTAGCAACTATTTACTTAAGAAAGTTTGGACGTTTAGCTATCCATTCTTTAAATTCAATAGCTTGTTTAGTACTAAGTTCCGAAGCGTTACTATTGTAATAAGCTTCGAATCCATCAAACTTAGTTTTTAACGCTACTGCACAAGGTTGCTTAGTACCTGCAACTGTTGTATGGTCCCAACCTAGCTTAAGTACAGCTTTGACTAAATCTGTACCTAGTCTAGTTACATGTTGGTCACAACTGTTTTGCACCTTCTCACGTGAGTTATGGTTTTTCATGATAGCTTTAATTTTCTCACCATCTTCACCATATTTACCATCAACAGATTTTAAACCTGTATAAACTGATTTTTCCATCTCATAGCAGAACTTGCCATCAATGACTAACTCAGATGCAACAATACCACTAAAGACCTCAGATTTTTGATTATCATAAAACAACGGCGCAATAGTACGTTTATACAATGCAACATCTGCTTTAATATCTAAACCTGCTAGTTTTTGTACTTCAGTTCTAGCTAGCTTTTTAACTTTGGAATCGTCCTGAACCTTAACCGCCTTAGTAATATTATCTTTAGCGGTCTTACTCATTCCCTCCAAAGCTTTTTCAGCTAGGGTTGATACTTCAGCTTCAGCAGTTTTTAAACCACCAACGTAAACAGGTAACGCTTTTAACATTGCTTTCTTTAAAATATTCATTATGAATATCTCCTATAAAAATACATTAAAAGAAAATAACCGAATAGCTATTTAATCTCTTAGTGCATGGTTGAATTATGTATTTAATGACAGTATAAGGCAAGTATAGCCTTACTTATTTATAAAACCCTGACAAACTGTCAGGATTTCGAACGTACCCCATACCACCCCACGCAAACACAACGAGGAGTCCCGCACTCACACACACACTATGATTTGCACAAATAATCCTGCCAATTCTCAAACACCCCCCGTCACTTTACTAATCCCTAAATAAAAAAATTTTTCACAAAAAAATCTCAAAAACACGAATGAGTCTTAGTACCACATGAACAAAGGAATTCTATTAGAATACGAGCATGGAAAATATATCTATATACGTAGTGTTCTTATTAATGTTGTTTGGTTATTGCCTTGGATTAGTTTATTAGTTATACTTTAGTCATAGCTGCAAATTAAATCAAAGGTGTACAGCGACACATGTCAGAAAGTAATCAAACAGTAATAGTGCCCCACATAGAGGACAATATACCTTTACCTAAAAATAGTGAGGAAGCACTCCCCTCTATGACAGTAGATGAGGAACTAAAAGCTCGAACTAATACTATTAAACTTATAGCTGATATTTCCGATGAGGCTATTGAACCTAGTAAAGAAAATATAGAAGAAGCTGAAGAACTTGCCAAAGAAATGATGAAGAACCCTGAACTCAAACCTGAGTTTGGAAACTACCCTAATGAAACAATGGCTTATCTAGCAGGTTTGGTAGCGCAAACTAACTGCATGATAGTAAAAGACCTTGCAGATTTAAAGTTACATGTATTAAATAGAGCAGTCCAAGAAGCAGAGACTGGTAAAAGTTCTCGTGAAAGACTCGCAGCCTTACGTATGATAGGAGAGATTGATGGCGTTGATGCGTTTAAAAGAAAAACAGAGATTACACATATTACAAAGTCTGGAGATGAGCTAGAAAAAGAATTATTAAAAACAATTGAAGAATTAAAAGGTACAGTGATTGAAGGTGAACATGAGATAATCAAAGATGATTAGTCCTCAAGACTTAGACTTATTACAAAAATCATTACCACATATGTCAGAGAGTGACAGAAGAAGAAACTTATTACTACTACAACAATATAAAAAAGAAATAACACAGAAAAAGGGGAAAGCAAAATTTTTAGATTTTATAAAACACGTATATCCAGACTACAAAGTAGGAGCACATCATGCGAGGCTCGCTAAACTCTTTGAAGAAATCGCTCAGGGCAAGCGCAAAAGAGTTATCGTCAACATTGCACCTCGACATGGTAAGTCTGAGCTTATTTCCTATCTGGCGCCAGCTTGGTTTTTGGGTAACCATCCCGCTAAAAAAGTTATTATGGCATCTCATACTGCTGACCTTGCGGTTAATTTTGGTCGTCGAGTCCGAAATCTTGTGGGTTCAGACCCTTATAAGGACATCTTCCCGGAAATCAATCTTCAAGCGGATTCTAAATCGGCTTCTCGTTGGGGTACTAATTTTAATGGTGAGTATTTTGCTATTGGTGTCGGCGGGGCTCTTGCTGGTAGGGGTGCAGACCTCTTTATAATTGATGACCCACACTCTGAACAAGATGCAAAGATGGGCAAAGCAGATGTTTTTCTTCCTGCTTGGGAGTGGTTTCAGTCTGGACCTTTGCAAAGGCTTATGCCTGGGGGCGCTATTATTGTGGTTATGACTCGATGGTCTAAATTAGACCTGACAGGACAGATAGTTAACCAAATGGTAAAGAATGATGACGTAGATGATTGGGAAGTAGTAGAGTTTCCAGCGATTTTAGAGAATAAACAAGGAGAAGAGGTACCACTTTGGCCAGAGTTCTGGCCTTTACAAGAATTACAAGCAAGACGTGCGGCTTTAGATGTAAGATATTGGAACGCTCAGTACTTACAGAACCCAACATCGGAAGAAGGAGCGTTAATTAAGCGAGAATGGTGGGGAATATGGGAAGAAGAAGACCCCCCACCGTGTGAATTTATAATAATGACACTTGATGCTGCTCAAGAAGCTAATAATAGAGCCGATTACAACGCATTAACAACATGGGGTGTCTTTTTTAACGAAGAGACTAATAATTATAATATAATATTGTTAAATGCAGTAAAGAAACGCTTAGAGTTTCCAGAATTAAAAGAACTTTGTATTGAAGAGTATAAAGAATGGGAACCTGATGCTTTTATTGTAGAGAAAAAGTCTAATGGTGCTGCACTTTACCAAGAGTTTAGACGTATGGGTATACCTGTAGGAGAGTTTACCCCAGGAAAGGGTCAAGACAAGATTAGTCGTGTTAACTCTGTTTCTGATTTGTTTAGTTCAGGCATAGTTTGGGCTCCAGATAGACGATGGGCTAAAGAAGTTATAGAAGAATGTAATGATTTCCCTAGTGGTGCCAACGATGACTTGGTTGACTCAACAACTTTAGCACTAGCACGGTTTAGGCAGGGTGGATTTATTCGCTTGCCAAGTGATGAAGAAGATGATATACAGATGTTTAGAAGTCAAAAAAATAAAAGGTATTATGCGGTATAATGGCTACTCAAAAACACATGGGAAGAAATGAATTAATTGAAAGACTTACTGCCCAAGTAGGAAACAAAGATACGGCTATAGAAATACTAAAAAAACGAGGTCATCTTGATAAAGATGGTAAATATACTCAAGCGGGTATGATAAGAAATATGATGACAGCTGAAGAAAGAGCAAAAGACAGAGCATCTAAGAAAACAGGAAAACCTAAAACTGCATTTAAGTATAACCCTAAAACGAATACAGCGAAATTAAAAGGATAGACGATGGCAGATATAGATAAAGGACTATATGCAGCTCCAGTAGGAGTTGAAGAGATGGCTGAGTCAGAAGAAGCTATTGAAATTGAAATAGAAGACCCAGAAAAAGTTACGATTGGCATAGGTGATAATGAGATTGTTATTGACCCTGACCGTATGGAAGATGATGAGTTTAATAAAAACTTAGCCGAAGATTTAGATGAGCAGTATATGGGTCAGTTATCTTCTGACTTATTAGAAGACTTCAGCAATGATATAAATTCACGAAAAGACTGGCTTGAAACTTATGTTGATGGTTTAGAACTTCTTGGTCTTAAAATAGAAGAACGTACTGAACCATGGGAAGGCGCATGTGCTGTCTATCACCCACTACTTTCCGAAGCACTCGTCAAATTCCAAGCTGAAACA